CCCACCTGAAGTATCTACTGCTAAGAATACATCATCATTAGCCACTGTAGATATTTCTGATAAGTCACCCACTGCTACGGAGTTAAAGTTTGTGCCATCTGCAACAAGTAAATTACCTGCAGTGTTTGTACCCATAGTGATGTCGTCACCTGCAACTGTCAAGTCACCTGTGATACTTAAATTTCTAAAACCACTTATGTCTTTATTAGAATCTACTATAACTGCTTTTGATGCAGATACTGTACCTGCTGTTATACCGTCTACTAAATTAAGTTCTGATGCAGTAGATGTAACACCATCAAGTATATTTAGTTCTGCACCAGTGGCAGTAATTGCTGTGCCACCTAATGTTAATGATCCTGATACATCTAAATTACCGTTGAGATCAACTGTTGTGGCCGCAAGCTGTATCTCTGTATCTGCAACAATATCTAGTTGTCCATCCGTACTGGAATTGATGTATATTGCTGTATCTCTGAATTGTAGCTTCTCTGTAGAAGCGATAAGTATGTCGTCACTAAACTCAAAGTAATCTTCATCTTCCATCCATTTTAGTACACCGTCTGATGTTTCACCATCAAAGGTAATTGTTATATCTGTCCCTGCTGTTCCTGCACCGAATGTAAGTGTGTTGTCTAACAGCTTACTTATAGGGCCACCCTCATTGGCTGTACCATCATGAGTGTGTCCTGTAGTTGCTTGGAAGGCTGCTAATAACTGATTAAACTCATCATTGGTATGAGCCGCAGTTATTACGTCTCCGTCAGTATAGGAAGATTGTCTGGTATAGGTTGCTCCCATTTATCTTCTAGCTCCTAATTGATATTCTAGTTGAAATCCTTTTAATGAATAAGGTGCAGTTGTTCCCCCATCATTTACTCGTAAGGCTACTGCAAAGCCAGATCCTTCTACTGGTTGCCTTACCAAAGGTTGTGATGCACCTCCGTATGTTCCTGATGCAGATGATGCTGAACCGTAGGTTGCAGTGCCATATATGGCTGCTATGTCACTAGAGTCTAAAGGATATGCTGCAGGTCGTGCAGATTCTCTACTCTCATAATCATACCGAATAAATAGGTCTGCGTCAATAGAAGATTCAGGTGCATAGTTAACTATCACCCTTTGCATGTTCTTTCGTATCCCCGGATCGTTCATTGTTAGATCAGGACTACGGTATCTTCCAAGTATAGCTGTGCCATCAAAATCATTGCCTGACTCTTGTCTGTACACAAATCCATCACCTGATCCGTGTATAGCTATGACGTTACCTGAAGATACAAATGTATCTGTTGCTGTAGGTCGTATACCTTTTAACTCAGCAAACTCAAACTGTTGTCCTCTAAGCACACAAATGATCCCACCTGTAGCATTTTCTGCGACACCACTCTTTGTAAAAAATATTCTGTACTGTGTCTTCTCAGGTATCACTATTGATGTAAAACTACCTGCATCTGCTAAATTAGTGTCAAAGATAGATTGCACATTAGAACTAATCGTACCCAACTCAACGTCACCAATTCTTGCAGTACCTGCGATGGTACGTAATCCGTCAGGTCCTAAGAATATTAAGTCACCTGCAAATTCTTGTATAGTCTGTCCGTTTACACATCCTATGTTTCTTGTTACAGGTTTTACTGCAAAGTCACTAGAGCTTGATCCTGTCATTTGGAATATTCTGTTTTCACAAAATATAAATAAATTATCACGGAATACTTTAAGTCCTGTTACTGTGTCGTCTACTTTTACACTACCTGCACCAGAGCCACTGCTAAACGCATCTTCATCAAACGGTTGGCTAAATATAACCTCTTGTGGTGTACTAGACTTGCCTGCATAAAACATGTGATCTTTAAATGCAGTAACAAACTTAGCACCTGATACAGAGCTTTCACTTACATCTGTTGCACTAAATGATGTGTTAAACACGGTTGGTGCGTTGTTGCCATCTACAACAATTAACTTATCGTTACCATCAAAGTTAAATCTTTCAAAATCATATGTGCTTGCACTGGTTCTACCAGTATCTATCTCTGTCCAACTTGATCCACCTGCATCTGCAGTAAATATCTTTTGACCTCTTGCTGCAACAACCTTTGAACCAAAAGTTGCAACCAATAACACTTCTTCACTTGCTGAACTTGTTTCTGGTACAACAGCAGTTACATACTTACTAAAACCAGTTATTCTTCTGTATCCACCTTCAATGTCAGGTTCAAAGTTAAGAAGCTCAAGTGCTTGACCGGGTTTCATTATAAATGTAGATTGATTAAGAACTAACCCACCTTCACATACAAATGGAAATGCACCTGTCTGACTTAGCTCTCATGTATATCTGTTTATTAATTAATTCTACACGCATACGCTTGATTGATTTTTCAAATTGCATCTGTGCGAGTTGTGCGTTTTGTACTTCACCACGTAAAGTAAACGCATAGTATTTTGCTCGTTCTGTTATCACCGTCTCAAATCGTGTTGGTATGAGTGATGTGTCGGTAGATCCACTTAATGCTGTGTGAGTTGCATAATAAAAATATTTTATAGTATACGTTGCTTTGTCTGGTACAGGAGATAATCCTATGCTTTGATCTGGATTCTCATACACAAACACTGGTATTGCTCTTGAGTCACCTGTAGGATCTGTGTCTCTTTCGTGATAATTGTCGAGATACTCACTAAATGTTAAATAATCTAATTTTTGTTCTGTTTTATCTGCAGCTTCAAGAAATGTAAAACTATCATAATCAACGGTTTTAGTATCTGTTGTGCTTAAATCAGACCGACTGTATAATCTTTTCCCTGCAGTTGTGGTAAAAG